CACTAATGCTTGTACCACTACTAGAACCATATACTTTTTCTATAGAGAAAACATCGGCAACTGATAAGCACCAAGGTCCGTTTTTATCAGCAGCAGCTGTGATATCTAAGTACACCCATGATGTGTTATCACCACCAGATGGGAATGTCTTGCTACGATGCGTTGCATTGGTAACTTTCTTGTTAAATGCTACATCAGCTGTTACACCAACGTTGGCACTGCTATCAAATGTAAACGTAACGGTGTTCGCATTAGAACCAATAGAAACACCAACGACACCACTCTGTTGCTCTAGATCAATTGGAACGTCAGCTGGAAATGCGTAACGAGCAGTTTGACCGGATACAGTACTACTTGGAGCAGGATCTACTTCAATAGATGTATCACTATTGATTTGATCCACTCGAACTATTTCGTCAGCACCCGCCACATGAATATACTGACCGACAGCCAATTCTCCAATAAAACTTGTAGTTGTACCAACAATAGTACTATTGCCAGACGTGGCAGCAACAGTTCCAGTCAATGATCCGGTTCGGAATGAAGACCTTGGCACAACCATAAACTCGTTTCTTAATGGAGTTGGATCTCCTGTTCCATAAGGGAATATATCACTATTTGAAATACTTAATGAACCTTGCGTGCCTGAAATAGCCATAGTATCAGCAGTACGAACAACAACAGATGCGTCAGTTATTGTTTTAACGCCTTTAAGTCCTGTTTTAAATAAGAGGCCATCCAATGAAGATCCTCTTAATGTATTTCCAGAACTATCTTTAATAATAGAGGCAACTGCATTATAGGAACCACTAGATCCTTGAGAGATGGCAAGTACGTCAGATAATGGCGAACCTTCGTTCATAACAATTGAAAATAAATATACGCGAAGTTGCCCAGTAGGTGTGCCTAAAACACCTTCTTGTCTTTCAATTGACCGAATTCTTGCTGTACCAATAATATTACCACTTATTGTAGCTGTAGATATACCATCATTATAATTTGTGTCAGAAGATAAGAAGTTAGGATCCGTATCATGGAGATTAATTAAATCTCCAGTCTTGAAGTTAAAGAATCCCATTGCTTCATCGACATGGATTGCATAGTCGTAATTAGTAAATACGGATTGATTATTTAAATTAGCTGTGTCGTTTCCTTTTCTTACAAAGCCATATCGATTATCAAATGTTTGAAATCTATAACCTTTAACATACGCCGTTCCAGGACCAATCGTTACAATATTAAAATTATCAGCAATAACTGCATCATTAGATGAATGGCTTTCAGTAGACATGATAAAGTCATCGACGACATAGTTTCCACTCTCATCATATGTCCGTCTTGCTAACGAGTCATTAAGAAATGAGTATCTTGTCTCACCAAAATATTGTTGTTGATATCCGTTGCTGTATACGGCCAGCGGTACAAATTGAGAATTCGCAGCAGCTGCCGTGGAGTTTAAACTTATTAATATTGGTGTCAATTGAAGTCTATCTGCACCAGGCGCGTTTTCATTGCTAAACCCTGAAGCGCTGTCTAGCAAGGTTGCATCAGCACTACTGTTAACAATAGATTCTTTAGTATAGAAGCCTACATGCGAATCTTTAATTAAAGTACTGTATTTTTCTGTAACAACGCTTTGCTCTGCTACACGAACAAAGTGTCCTTTTTGATATATATACCCATCGGTTACGAAAGCACGAGAACAATAACCAACAGTATTTTTATCGCCATTACCAGCCTCACCATATGTAGTGTTTGAAGCAATATCTACAACCTCTAGGAGGTAGGAGTTACTAATTGAGTAAGAACTAACATTGACTGTAGATGTAGAGTCTACATTAGAAAACTGCAAGGCATACCCATTTGCAAAGTATCCATCAATTCCACTCACAGTAATATGAGTGGAATTACCAACAGTGACTGTTCCTGTGGCACCAGATATTTTCTGACGGACAACAATACCACTAGTTAGCGCACTTACAGGTGACGTATCTGACATCGTTAATGTAAATGAATTTGCTTCACCATTAATAAAGTGTATAGTATCTTCGGGGTTAAATGTTGTTGTTGTACTAGTTGGTTTTGCGGAACCATTAACGTACTTTACGTAGACTGTTTTTAGGTCAGGGTTTTGTGACTCTAGACCCTCAACACCATCTACAACCGCTCCCCGAACTCCTGTTACGGGATTGAAGGCAACGGTTCCGTTTGCTGTTACCCTACTTACGTTAAATTCAAGACCAGCAGCATTGAGATCCTCGAACTTCATATAGATAGTTTTAAAGTTTAAACTAAACGAACACCCTCGAACTACTGAACCTTCTTTGAAAATATGGTCTGCATGGGTTGATACTTGATCTTGTAAAATATCTTGAAGCTCTAAAAGCTCGCGCGACTGAAGGGCAACTCCTGGCTTAAATAATACGCGGCGGTAATCATCATCCGCATCATGCGTATTATAGTATGGAGGTGTATTGAAATCTGTTTCTAACTTAGAAGCCATGTTATTCCTCTAGAACTTAATAACCAGGTTTATTGTTTCTGTCTGATCTGATGCACGACTAATTGGCTGTACATTCTCTATATATAAGACCTCTCCAGTGTTCTTTTTTAGGTCTGGTGGAACGACACCAGTTACATCTCCAATAGGAGCACGGCCGCCGACTGATGTTACAAGCTCTGTGTATCCTGATTCAGCACCTGTAGCTGTATCAGATGTTGTCCACACACCTTTTGATCCTGTTACATCAATTGTTGAAGATGTTATTTCTTGTACATAGCCATTGGCTTCAACAAATGAGGCAATCCCCTGATAGATGTTATCATCTTCTACAAATATACCAGCACTGTTTGACGATACGTAATTAAACGTCAATGTTGTTGTTTGCTTGAATGTATCATTAACAACAGAGGCTCTTGTTCCGTGTGATGTGATTATATCAGTAACAACTGTGACCCCGGTAGTAAGACCATTTGCGTACTGCTCTGTCAACGTTTCACCAGATACAAAATGTCCTGCAACGTTACTAACATTTACTTCCACAGAAGGATTTGTATCATCAATGATCTCACCCTGTGCACCGCTTGTGCCACCAACAAGAATGTTACCATCCGAGATGGTACCAGAGACCGAGGCAAAGGTCATATGTACGTTTGCATATAGTGGATCTTTCAGTATACCAACTACTCGAAAATCATTAGCAACACTCACGGTACTGCTTTCTGTATTTTGAAACTTTGTAGAGAAAATCAGCTGCGAGGCATCCAGTTCATTTAATGCATCACTTCCATGACCGCCTGGTGGTGAAATAATTGCTCTTACGTTGGCGGAGACAGCAGAGGAGTTCCCAGTGTTTCCTGATACTGTAACGTCCGCATGTGTATACCCACTACCACCTGATGATACTACAATCTGATTAATTGTATTCGATACAGTATTAACAACAGCTCGTCCAACTGCTCCCGATCCATCACCTTGGATGATTACCCTTGGGATGATTTGATATTGATCAGTGAATCCCGGCAGCGTGCTGAATCCAGACCCAATAACTATTCGTTTAAAATTGTAATCAGTATCTGTTACTGCAGCCCCAGGGTTAGCTGTGATTACAGTATAGTCTATGATGGGTTTGATTTCCCCTGTCGCAGGAATGTAAATTGAGCTACCAGTATAGAAATCATTGTTAGCATCAGCATCATCAGCAATACCATAGATTTGAGTATTACCGTTGTAAGCAATAATCTTAAAATATCCAGTATGATAAGAGTTATAATTTGTACCACCATCAACAACTTTAATTGATTGGAGCGATCCATCGACAGCATTATTTACAACTGTGGAATTAATCTCCACTGGAATATATTCATCTGAAGCAAATTGATCAAACGTAGCGTCTGGAATACCATACATATACTTCCAAATGTAACTATCACCTGTTTGATATACGCCTGTATATGATGCAGCAGCTGCTGCACCACCTAAATCTTGTACAGAAGGCGAGTCTGTCGATGCTGCACCCTTTGCGTTATCTAGGCATTTGAATACAGACCATTGGCTATCCACATCATCAACAACAACATAGTAGTTATTTGCGGTAATGTCTTGCGTATCATCGTACATTGTGTATACAGTACCGGATGACCAATTTACTCGGCGAATAGCATGCTTAACATCACCAGTGCCAATTTTTTTGCCGAAGATCATGTTAGAATAGACATCGTAGAACTCACCCTGCTGTGTTTCTGAAACAGCAGGTGGATCAATATCACTATCCCACGCAAGGTGACGTCCAGCAAACATATAGAAGTTTGTATTGGTATATCCAATAGAATCCTTCAGCTGTGCTGCTGCGGTCACTTTGAAACTGTTGGTAACTAACTTTGTCATATGTTAACTTGCACCTATGCAAATGCGAGCTTCTGGCCCTTTGAAATCTTGGCCGGAAGGGGTTTATTTAAAGTTATAGTTTGCGTATCTTTATTTATATGTTCGATATAGCATTCTATACTAATAGAATCCCCTTTGTTTATGTCCCCTATCAACTTGTTATTGAGCTCTACAGCATTACCCTCAATATTGATTGCCGTGGTTGTTCCAGGAAATGCCTTATGGGACGTACGAAACATAGAGCCTCCATACCATCCATCAAACGTAACTCTATTTCTTCTGTTTCGTATGAACTGTGCAGCCATCAAATGATCAGTATCTGATAGATGGATTACTTTACTCCCTTCTTTAGAGTTTTGTGTTGCGTTTTTAGTAATCAATGCTGGACCATACTTGCCTGTCACCTTCATACCTTCTGAGAGATGCTGAGCACCATCTACTGTAAGCGTGTTTTCGCTGATTGATTGTACCGAAAGTTTTCGAACTAGCTTCGCCATCTTACTCCACCGTTATCACTGAATTGCCACTTGTTAAAGGAATGTCTAAATCGCTTATCTTGATTACCTCTCCAAACAATTTGACGCCAGCAACGTGGATTAGTTCTTTTAGCACCTCTTGATATTTTTCAAAGGAGATACCTGTTTTAACAATATAGCTGAATTCTTGATATTTGTCGTTATCCTGAATAATAGAATCAGCACTACTTGTAAAGTGTTTCTGTGATCTCCAATACCCTTCTTGTTGTCCGGAAGTACCCAACAACGTATTCGCTGTGACAACATAATTACTATCAGCGATTTCAAGCGTGACTTCTTCACCTGCCACATATCCAATACCACTATCCAGAACTTCTACCTGGCTAGCAACACCGTCAGCCGTTGTTGCTGTCGTTGTTACGTTTGCGTTATCGCCCATTGCACCACGCGTTAGATCTGGCTCAATTTCGCGAATTGTACCACTGGCTCCTGAAGTGGCACCTGAGAGTGTGCCTGAAGTATTAAATGAAGTATTAAATGATGTTCGTTTAACGTCTAATTTTGAGGCGGTGCCAGTTATCTGAATATCACGAATTTCACCTTTTGCAACTGTTGTTGTTGTGGATGCAGCATCGACGCTTGAT